TCATCGTATGCCCTGTCGGAATCCATACAGCCGTTAAGTGTTTTTGTTTCTTTCATCTCATCCCTCCATCGTAATATCGTTAATCTCAATACATACAATCTACCGCATACGCCGCAATATGTCAAGTATTTTCCTATTTTTTTTCGATTTTTTTTAACTTTTTTTTCTGCTTGACTTTTCCGCCCCCATGCGACATAATCGCGGCGAAATGGGATACATAGACGCGCGGAGACAGCGCCTCGCCCGTAGACTCGCGGCGGTACAGGCGCAAATCGAAAAACTCGAAACCGTCATGCTCGAAATGGCCTCGACCGGCGTGTCGTCGTATGAATTTGATTCGGGCGAGGGCAAGCAGCGCACCACGCGCCGCGGAATCGACGAAATTAAAAACATGCTCGACGGCCTGTACGCAACCGAGGACCACTACATCAACGAGCTGTCCTGTATGGGTATCGTGAGTATCCGACTGAGGCGGCGACCGTGAAATTATCACCGAAATACAACCGCATGTATTATAAGGCGCGCGCGAAAATACGTGAGACCGTCCACGCCATAGCCGACAGTGTGCGCCGCTCATCCCCTGTAGCCTATCTCGGTACGGGCATATCGTCCCCGAATTTCGGCGGCGGGAAGTGGCCCGGCGGGATGAATACCCGAGCGCCGATCAACATCCACGACCATTACGCGATCCGCCAACAGGTCCGCGAAAAAATGACGGACTCGATCGAGTGCCGCGCGCTCGTAAACACGATCGTCGATACGGTCGTGGACGTGGGTATCTACTGGAAACCGACGCCGATCGCCGAAATCCTGGGCATCACCGACGACCAGGCCGAGGCATGGGCCGAGAACGCCGCGAAGAGATTTCACTTGTGGGCGCAATCAAAAAAATCGTCCCGCAACCGCGTCAATAATTTTTACCAGAATACGCGGTTGTACGAACTCCAGAAACAGCGCGACAACGACGTATTCACGCGCCTATACTATGGCCGCGACAAAGATCAAATCAACCCGCTTCAAATCGAATTCTTTGACCCGAACCAGATACGCGGTCATGGGTATACATCGACCTACACGCCGCTCCTATCCGACGATGGCATAATCCGCGACCAGAACGGCCGCGAGATCGGCTATAAAATCTGGACCCGTGGGGCCGATGGCGCATACGTCGAGCAGACCATCCCGGCCGTAGGCGAAAAATCGGGCCGGATCATGATGTTACACGGCTACAACCCTGAATACGCCGGACAGGGCCGAGGATTTTCAAGCCTCGCCCACGCGATACAAGAGCTCGCGGATTTGACCGATTTCAAGGCGTCGGTACTCCAAAAGGCAATCAACCAGGCGTCATTCGTCGGCGCGGTTGAAAACGATCAACAGGACGCATCGCAACCCCTCGCCGGTCGCGTGGCCGGACCAATCCGCGAATACGGGAGTAGCCCCACTCCGTCGCCCGACGCGCGAAATGTCACCGCCGAAAGTCTCGAGCCCGTCGTAAATTGGGCCGTCGCACCCGAGGCGACCATACGCCAGCCCGGATCGATGTTAGTCGGCAACCTCCGTCGCGGCGATAAATTCAAATTCCTGCAGGACACCGCCCCGAGCGCGTCATTTGACGCATACGTCAATTCGGTATTCTCGTATATCGCCGCCTCGAAGGGATGGTCGGTCGAACTCGTCCTGAAAAAATTCAATGCCAACTATTCCGCGAGCCGTGGCACGCTGCTCCTATGCTGGCGCACCGCGCAAATTGAGCGACAGGAAACCGTCTCCGATTTCTGCGAGCCCATCGTTGAAATGTGGCTTGCCGAGGAGATCGCCGCCGGCCGCATCATGGCCCCCGGTTGGTCGGATCCGCTCCTCCGCGCGGCCTGGATGTGCTGCGAATGGTCAGCGCAACCCATGCCGAATATTGACCCAAAATCCACTATGGAAGCCGATCGCGGATATGTTGAATTGGGCGCTCAGACCCTTGACGACGTGGCCCGCAACCTCAACGGATCGAGCGGCAAAGCAAACCGCATGAAAAACGCCCGGCAATACGAGGAGTTACCGACGCCGCCATGGCCGCGGGCACCGATAACCGGCGACAGCGCGAGCGATAGAGATACGGATAACACATAACGGAGGAGTCATGAATTGGAGGAGAAAACTATTGCTTACATTGCAGGTATCATCGGTAGTATTGCTGGTCTCATCATTGCTATTGCTGGTTGGTTCGTTGCGCGCATGGTCCGGGGATACGACGATCAAATCAAAGCCCTGTTCCGAAAAATCGACGACCTCCGCGATGACCTTGCCGAGCGTACAGCCGATATCCCCGCTATAAAAACCGACATCGAGTGGATAAAATCTGAGGTCAAAAAATAATGCTTGACAAATACATATTATGTCCCATAGTAGCGGCATAAATGGAACGTATTATTGAAATTATCCGCACCCTGATTTCCCGGAAATTTTCGGGCGACATAATCATCACCTTTAACAATGGAGGTATTCGCGGCGTCCGGAAAGCGCGGTACGAGAGCCTGTAACCGATAATTTGTAACGGATATCTTTCCGGCCTCGGCAATGCCGAGACATCCAGAAAGCCCGAGCGTGGTCAACCCATGCCCGGGCTTTTTTGTGTGAAAAATTATGAAAGAATATTTGATAAACGGAATCATCGGACTCGACCAGGATGAAAAGTGGATGTTCGATCTTTTGCAAAATGCGGGAGGCGAGGATTTGCGTTTCGTCATATCGAGTCCCGGAGGATTTGTCTACCGTGGCCTCGCCATGTATAACATGATGCGAAATTATAAGGGCAATCTGGATACTCACCTTGTAAGCCTCGGCGCATCGATGGCTTCAGTATTGGCGCTTGCCGGAAAACGCCGTACGGCCGAGAGCACGGCCGTATTTATGATTCACAATCCGATGAGCTTCATGGAGGGAAATTATCTCGACGCCGAGAAATTTCTTAACTACATGAACGGCGTAACGAAACTCATGCGGCGCGTATATTCAGAAAGCACCGGCAAAACCGAAAAAGAAATTAAAGAGTTAATGGACGCCGAGACATATTTTTTCGGCGAGGAAATAAAAGAGTCAGGATTTGTACATGAAATAAAAACAGCCGAAAAATCCGAGAGCCGGGACGACGCGATTGCGTATGCCAGGATAGCCGTAGAGGACTGCATCGCAAAACTTAAATCCGCAAAACTCAGCGACGACCCCGGACAAGTGGCTGCACTGCTTACCGAAATACCACTCGCAATAGCGCACAACCCCGCACCAAACGCGGGCAAAAATACTATGGAGGTTCAAAAAATGACTCTGAACGAATTTTTGAGTCAGAACCCCGCCGCGAAAAACGAGTATGACGCCGAACTGTCGGCGAAATTCAATGCGGGGAAAATCGAAGGCGAAAACGCGGTCAAGGCGCGCATCGCTAAAGCCGCACCCTTTCTGATGTCGGATTGCAAATATCCGAATCAAATCAAAGACCTTGCCGTCGGCGTCATCAAGGGCGAGAAATCGACCGAAGGACTCGAAACCGCCGTTGCGGTATACGACGCCCTTGCCGAGAAAGGCAATTCCGCCGCCGCTGCCGCCGAATCAGCCGCGACCGCCGCCGTGAGTGGACAGCAGCCCGCCGCCGAGCCGAGCAAGGACGGCGTCATACGCAACGAGGCCGATCTGCAGGCCGCAATCGCGGACGCGAAAAAATCCCTCGGAATGGAGGTGAAGTAAAATGGCAGTCCAGGCACGACAGGATAACAGCACCCGCCCGCTCATTCTCAGCGATGAGTCCGACGTGCGGAATGAAACCATCATCCAGAACGCACAGCGCACGACCGATCTGCTCTATGGCACGGTGATGGCGCAGATAGCCGCAAGTGGATTGTGGACCCCGTTCATCGCCGTAGCCGGCGTTGACGGCTCCGGTGTTCCGCGCGGAATATATCTCGGTGACGACATCATCGCGGCCGATCTCGTGGCCGGCAATGTGGCCGATGTTCCGATTCTGGTCGGAAACGCCCGCGTCGCCGAGGAGCTCGTCGTCTGGGACGACGACACCCTTTCGGCCGACACCGTGGTTGCGCCCGCCACCGTCGAGGCCCGCACCGCACGCGCCGCGCTCGCAGCCGCCGCGAATATCAGACTCGAACTCACTGTCGCAATCAGTGAGCATGAGAACTAAGGAGGTTACACGAAATGCTTACTCCAAACAGCGTTGACGCATACAGCCGGTTCATGGACGAGCTATTTGACGAGAAAGAGGTCATAAATGTCTCGACCGTCTGGCAGCAGTTTTTCGGCAAGCCCGGCAATGGCGGCAGTAAAACCATTTACAGCCCCGACAGCGAGGTTGTCGATATCGACATCATGCGGGGCAATGAGCGCGTCGCCGCAATGATCCATCGCGGAACCGACAGCCGGTTTCTGAACATGATGCGGAACACCAGCACCCAGGACTACAGCTCGTTTTCCCGCGTGTATCCGCTCTGCGAGGAACTCGGCGACATATCGGCCGCGCAGATTAACCGACGCATGGCCGGTGAAAATCCGTACGAGGCCATGAGCCGTTTTTCGCGACTTCGCGGTCTCGCGCGCGAGCACCACATGGAACACATACGCCGGTACGTGCGATTGTTTGAGATTCTGGCGGGCCTTTCCCTTATGGGCGGCCAGCATCCCGCGATTCTCGGATCGACGAACGCCGATAACTGGTACGATTTCCGCCGCAACGCCGCTCAGATCGTGCAGCCCGCCGTACCATGGAATCAGCCCGGAGCCGACATCCTCGGCGACATCGACAACGCGATTACGATACTCCGACAGAACGGACATGTTCGCCCGAATGTGATATTCATGGGCGGCGACGTGTGTCAGGTGTTCTTGTCCGACACGGTAGTCCAGACATTTGCGGACATCACCGGGTACTCGTTCGTTCGCGCTGGCACCGAGGGTTATACGCTCCCGTCCAATCTCGCCGACCTTGTGGACGCCGGGGCCGATGTAATAGGCAGGCTTACCACTCCGCGCGGCCGTACGCTCTGGATAATGACCTATGACGCGGTATATACCGACGAGGCGGGCGACGCACAGCCGTATCTCCCGCTCCAGACAGTATTTATCGCATATTACGGCGCCCGTTGCGACAGATATTTTGGACCCGCAGAAGTGCTTCCGATAACGAGCACCGACAATGCGTGGTATCAGGAAATGTTCGGCATGAACATGCTTGAGCCCATGAAGCCCGCAAACATAAAAAGTTCCGGCATCGTGACCCC